CCGCGCCCCCAGCCGGAAGCCGACATCCTGCCCGCGCCCGCCCCGCAGCCGGAACCGCCCGCCGAGACGGTGCCCAAAGCACTGCTGACCCCGGAGCTTGTGGCGCTGGGAGTCCCGGAGAAACTGGCTCCCCTGATGAGCGCCAACAACGTCACACCCGAGGAGCTGCAGGCCGTGGTGGGCAAGCGGGGCTATTTCCCCGAGGATATGCCCATTAAGGATTACCCGGCTGATTTCGTAGAGGGCTGTCTGGTGGCCGCATGGCCCCAGGTGCTCCAGATGGTGCTGGACAGCCGTGACCTGCCGTTTTGACAATTGAAAGGAGAACTTACTTATGAATGACATGAACACCGACCGCGCCATGAGCTGGGACGACGAAATTACCAACGAGCAGCAGGAGTTCGTGCTCCTGCCCGAGGGCGATTATGCCTTTGAGGTCATCGGCATGGAACGAGCCCGCTTTGAGGGCAGCGCCAAGCTGCCGCCCTGCTCCATGGCAAAGCTGACCCTGAAGATCTTCGGCGGGGCCAAGGGTGACACCACCGTCACTGACCGGCTCTACCTCCACACCAAGACCCAGGGCCTGCTGGGTGCTTTTTTCGAGAGCATCGGCCAGTGCAAGCGGGGCGAGACCTTCCGCCCCCGCTGGAACGAGGTAGTAGGTGCCCGGGGCTGGTGCAAGCTGGGCATCCGGGAGTACACAAAGCAGAGCGGCCCCAACGCAGGTAAGACCGGCCAGAGCAATGAGGTCACTCGCTTCCTGCCGCCGCCGGAACCTAAGGCCGCACCCGCTCAGGGCTGGACACAGGGGGCATTCTGATGGCGAACATCCAAGCCCTGCGTCCCTATCAGCAGGCCGCCCGGGACAGCATCCACGCCCAGTGGGAGCAGGGCCGTCTGCGCACGCTGCTGGTGCTGCCCACCGGCACCGGCAAGACCATCGTGTTCGCCTCCGTTGCCGCCGATCAGGTGCGTGCCGGGGACCGGGTACTTATCCTGGCCCACCGGGGCGAGCTGCTGGAACAGGCAGCAGACAAGCTCCAGCGTTCCACCGGCCTTGTCAGCGCCGTGGAAAAGGCAGAATCCACCTGCCTGAACAGCTGGTTCCGGGTGGTGGTGGGCAGCGTGCAGACCCTGCAGCGCTCCGCCCGGCTGGAACGCTTTCCCCGGGACTACTTCGGAACCATCATCATTGACGAGGCCCACCACGCCATCACCGACGGCTACCGCCGCATCCTGGACTACTTCGAGGGTGCAAAGGTGCTGGGTGTGACCGCCACCCCTGACCGCGGCGACATGCGGAACCTGGGCGAGGTGTTCGACAGCCTGGCCTATGAGTACAAGCTGACCGATGCCATCAAAGAGGGCTATCTGTGCAAGATCATGGCCCAGACCATTCCCCTGCAGCTGGACATCTCCGGCGTGGCCCTCAGCGGCGGCGACTACGCCGTGGGGGAACTGGGCACGGCGCTGGACCCATATCTGGAGCAGATCGCCGCCGAGATGGTGCAGCGGTGCAGGGGCCGCAAGACGGTGGTGTTCCTGCCCCTCATCAAAACCAGCCAGAAGTTCCGGGATCTGCTCAACGCCAAGGGGTTCCAGGCCGCCGAGGTCAACGGCCAGAGCGCCGACCGCAAGGAAGTGCTGGCCGACTTCGATGCCGGGAAGTACAACGTGCTCTGCAATTCCATGCTGCTCACCGAGGGCTGGGACTGCCCCAGCGTGGACTGTGTAGTGGTGCTGCGGCCCACCAAAGTGCGCAGCCTGTACAGCCAGATGGTGGGGCGCGGCACACGTCCGGCCGAGGGCAAGACCGACCTGTTGCTCCTTGACTTTTTGTGGATGACCGACAAGCACGAGCTCTGCCGCCCGGCAGACCTTGTGTGCGAGGACAGGGCCGTGGCCCGGCAGATGACCGAAAATCTGGCAGAGACCGGTGCGCCCGAGGACATCGAGGAAGCCGCCGCTCAGGCCTGCGAGGACGTAGTGGCCCAGCGGGAAGAAGCCCTTGCAAAACAGCTGGCCGAACAGCGCCGCAAAAAGGCAAAGCTGGTGGACCCGCTCCAATACGAAATGAGCATTCAGGCCGAGGACCTCTCCGGCTATGTGCCGGCCTTTGGCTGGGAAGCCGGGCCGCCCACCGAACAGCAGACCACCGCCCTCGAAAAGCTGGGCATTCTGCCGGATGCGGTGGAATCGGCAGGCAAGGCCAGCCTTTTGCTGGACCGGCTGCACAAACGCCGGGACGAAGGCCTCACCACACCAAAACAGATCCGCTGTCTGGAAAAATACGGCTTCCAGCATGTGGGCACATGGAGTTTTGAGCAGGCCAAACACATGATCGACCGCATTGCGGCCCAGGGCTGGCGGGGCGTGCCCAAGGGTGTTACCCCAAGCACCTATACGCCGCCCGCCCCGCCTGAAACACCCGCATGGGATGTATGGTAACGCAGATGAATGATGAGATCGAACTCAAAGAAGCATTGGACTTCATTTCCCCGGCCTCCCTGACTTATGAGGAGTGGACGATGGTGGGCATGGGCCTCAAGGAAGCGGGCCTGCCCGTCACCGTCTGGGAAGCATGGAGCGCCCGGGACGGGGGCCGCTACCACAAGGGTGAGTGTACCCGGAAGTGGGAGAGCTTTCACGGCAGCACAAAGCCTGTCACCGAGAGCAGCATTTTCCAGCTGGCCTACAGCCACGGATGGAGCGGCCCCGCGGGCCACGCGCTGGACTGGGGCGACGAGCTCACCACCGGCTCCTCCAGAACGGAGGGGCAGCTGGTGGACCCCCGGTGGGTGGAATCCCATGACCTGGCTCTGCCTGAGCAGTGGGACCCAGTTGACCAGCTCAGGCGCTACCTGCAGGCCCTCTTTGAACAGGACGAGCACGTGGCCTATGTGACCGAGAGCTTCATGGCCGACGACCGCCGCCGCCCCACCAGAGGCTGCTGGGACCGCACCGCAGGCCAGCTCATCGCAGAGCTGGACACCTGCGGCGGGGACATCGGCAAGGTGGTGGGCGACTGCGACCCCGAGGTGGGCGCGTGGATCTGCTTCAACCCGGTGGACGGAACGGGCCGCAAGGATGCCAATATCACCGCCTACCGCTACGCTCTGGTGGAATGCGACAACATGGATCTGGGCAGACAACAGGCCATCATCAAGCAGCTGGAGCTGCCCTGTGCCGCCCTGGTCTACTCCGGCGGCAAGAGCGTCCACGCCATCGTCAAGGTGGATGCCCCGGATTACACCGAATACCGCAAGCGGGTGGATTACCTCTATGCCGCCTGCCAGAAGAATGGTTTGCCCCTCGACCAGCAGAACCGCAATCCCAGCCGCCTTTCCCGGATGCCCGGCATCCTGCGCGGCAGTCAGCGGCAAACCCTGCTGGAGACCAACATCGGCAAAAGCTGCTGGGACGAGTGGCGGGACTGGCTGGAAGCCGAGACCGATGAACTGCCTGAAACCGAAAGTCTGGCTGACGACTGGGACGACCTGCCGCCGCTGGCCGATGCCCTCATCACCGGGGTGCTGCGCAAGGGTCACAAGATGCTGCTGGCAGGCCCCAGCAAGGCGGGAAAGAGCTTCGCCCTCATTGAGCTGTGCATCGCCATTGCCGAGGGCACGCCCTGGCTGGGCCGCTTTTCCTGTGCCCAGGGCAAGGTGCTGTACATCAACCTCGAGCTGGATCGGGCCTCCTGCCTGCACCGCTTCAAGGATGTGTATACCGCCCTCGACCTGCCCCCGCAGAACCTGCGGAACATTGACATCTGGAACCTGCGCGGTGCTTCCGTCCCCATGGACAAGCTGGCCCCCAAGCTCATTCGCCGGGCAGGTAAGAAAGGTTACACCGCCGTCATCCTCGACCCCATCTACAAGGTCATCACCGGTGACGAGAACAGCGCCGACCAGATGGCAAAGTTCTGCAACCAGTTCGACCTTGTCTGCCGTGCGCTGGATTGTGCCGTGATCTACTGCCACCACCACTCCAAGGGGGCCCAGGGCGGCAAGCGCAGCATGGACCGCGCCAGCGGCTCCGGCGTGTTTGCTCGTGACCCGGATGCCATGCTGGATATGACAGAGCTCACCCCCACCGATGCCATTCTGGAACAGCTCCACAACAAGGCCGCCTGCCGGGTGCTCAAGGCCATGCTGGACAAGCGCGGCCATGCCGATGCCTACGGCCCGGACGATGCCCTGAGCAAAAGCCGGATGCTGGCCATTGCCAAAGAACACCTTGGCATGGCCGACTTGCGGGCCATCGATGCCCAGATCGCAGCCGCCCAGAAAAAAGCCGACAGCATGACCGCCTGGCGCATTGAGGGCACCCTGCGCGAGTTTGCACGCTTCGATCCTGTGAACCTCTGGTTCGACTACCCCGTCCACAAGCCGGACATCGGCCTGCTGGAGGATCTGCAGCCGGACAGCGATTACAAGTCACTGGGTACCCGGGGCGCATCCAAGCGCTGGGGCAATAAGGACAAAGTCAGCAAGGACAAAAAGGCCGAGCTGGACACCGCCTTTGAAGCCTGCATGATGGACGGAAAGGTAACGGTCTACTCCATGGCCGAATATATGGGGCTGAAACCGGATACTGTACGCCGTCGTTTGAAAGCGGACGGCGGCTTCTGGATCGACGGCGCAGACATCGGCCGCAAAGAACCCGGCAGCGCAGGGTAAATTACAGCCTGCAATATTTCGCTTTACACATAGTACAAAAACGGTAAAATAGCGGCTATCACAAATCCGCATCCGCTTACGGATTTCGGAAAATAGCGGCTATTTTTCCGAATCCGGGACGGAAAATAGCCTATATATAATATACAAAATCCGTCCGTGTGTGATGGGGTCTCCCAGAGGATGGGGCGAACACAGCCCCCATCCCTCCGGGGAACCCTCCCCATCACGTTGGCCGAATAAAAAAGAAAGAACGAGGTGAAACGAACGTGCAATTTTTGCCCATTGCTCAATTCTTCCTGCCCATGAAGCCGCCCACCACCACCCACAACGCCAAGGAGCTGCACGCCTACATGAAGGGCGGCAAGCCCTGTGCCGTGCTCCACGACAGCGCCGAACTGAAAGCCGCCCGGGCCAAGCTCCACGCCTACCTGGCACCCCATGCGCCGGATCAGCCCGTGCCCGCCGGGAAGCCAGTGCGGCTGGTGGTCAAGTGGTGCTTTGCCCCCGAGGGCCGCCCGGACGGCAGCTGGCGCACCTCCAAGCCTGACACTGACAATCTGGAAAAGGCTCTCAAGGACGAGATGACCCGCCTGCACTTCTGGCACGATGATGCCCAGGTGTGCAGCGAGATCGTGGAGAAGTTCTGGTCGGACCCTTGCGGTGTGTTCGTGCGTGTGGAGGTGTGGGGATGACGGATTATAAAACGGTCAAGGAATGGTTCCAACAGTGCCGGGACGGTGCTGCCGCCGTGAAGGCCCAGAAGCAGAAGATCCAGCGCATCCGGGATGCTGCCGAGAAATGCACCCAGAGCCTGAACGGAATGCCCACAGGCGGAAGTTCCGGTGATAAGGTCGGAGATGCCGTTGCCCGGCTGGATACAGAGGAACGGGAGCTGAAGCAGATGGAGCAGCGCCTTGCACTGCTGAGGATGAATGCCACCTGCAGGGCCTACACCGGAGCCGTAGACCCCGAGACCGTCCGACAGGGTGACTGCATCCGGATGTTTTACATCGAGAACAAGCACCAGCCCGCCATCGTGGAAGCTCTGGGGCTGTGCGAAAATTCCGAGGTCTCAAAGATCATCCGCCGAGGCTGTGAGCGGCTGGCTCTGCTCTGGGATACACTGGAATGATTCCACATCACATCCATCCTGCATCCATGTGCAAAACACCCCATTTGTGATATTCTGGGTACAAGCGGAACCGCGCAAAGCGGTGCGCCGCTTCAAAGCAGCCTCCTGAGTACCTCCATAATGAATTGCTCCTTTTGGACCTTTTGCCGCTTAACAGCATTTTTCTCCTTCTTGTGCTTTGCGGGCTGCTTTCAAAGATCACACTTGCCGTTCCGGGCTGTCCCGGGGCGGCTTTTTTGTACCCTGACAACGAGAGAGGTGGTGACGTGTCGAATGAAAAGAATCTCATTCCGTTCAATGAACGAACGGAGAGCGAACAGAGAGAGATCGCCCAGAAGGGCGGCATTGCATCCGGTGCGGCCCGCCGCCGCAAACGGTCCATGCGTCAGGCGGCTGACTACTACCTGAGCCTGCCGGAGACCGACCGCCGCCGGGTGAATGCCATGCTGCGGGACCAGATTGACCCGGAGGACGTGGACAACCAGATGAGCGTGGTCATGGGCATTGCAACCGCCGCCAAGCAGGGCGATGCCAGGGCAGCCAATGTCCTGTTGAAAATGCTGGGTGAGGAGACCGTACAGGAAGACCCAGGCGCGGATGCTCTGGCAAAGGCCAAGGAGCTGTTGGGAGGTGTGGACAGTGCCATTGACTGAGTTTCAGCAGGAGTACCTGCGCAACTGTTCCCACCGGTGGAACGTCAAGACCGGGGCCACCCGAAGCGGCAAGACCTACCTGGACTGCGCTGTGACCATCCCGAAGCGGATCTGCGCGGCCCGGGGCGAGGGCCTGCTGGTGCTCATGGGCAACACCCTGGGCACACTGGAGCGCAATGTGCTGTCCCTGATGCGGGAGCTCTGGAGCCCCGACCTTGTAGGTGTGATCCGCACCTCGGCAGCAGGCAACGTGGTGCAGCTATTCGGCAAGAAGGTCTATGTCCTCGGCGCTGACAACAAGAAACACATCGCCCGCATCCAGGGCGCTGCCTTTGAGTACGTCTACGGTGACGAGATCACCACATGGGACGAAGGCGTGTTCCAGATGCTGAAAAGCCGCCTTTCCTGCCCCCACTCCCATTTTGACGGCACCTGCAACCCGGAAAGCCCCACTCACTGGTTCAAGAAGTTTCTGGACAGTGACGCTGACATCTACTGTCAGGCGTATACCATCGACGATAACCCTACACTTCCGGCCCAGTTCGTGGCCGATCTGAAAAAAGAATACACCGGCACGGTCTACTATAACCGCTTTATCTTGGGGCAGTGGATGGCCGCCAACGGCGTGATCTACCGCCTGCTGGCCGACAGCCTTGCCGCCGGAGATGGGCGTTTTTTCTGGCCTGTGGACAAGCCGCTACACCCGTGGCGGGTGCGCATCGGGGTGGACTTTGGCGGCAACGGCTCCAAACACGCCTTTGTGGCAACGGCCATCCTGCCGGGCTATTCCGGCGTGGTGGGGCTGGCTTCCCAGCGCATCGACCCGGTGGCGCAGGATGCCGACTTTCTGGCCGACCGACTGCTGGAGTTCTGCATCGCTGTCTTTGCCCGCTGGGGCGAGATCCAGTACATCTTCTGCGACAGTGCGGAGCAGACCCTCATCAATCACATCCGGGCCCGGCTCCGGCGCTGCAAGCTCAGCTGGCTGGCCGACCGGGTGGAGAACAGTGCCAAGATCCGCATCAATGACCGCATCCGCCTGACCTGCATCCTGATGGGCGGCGGGCGGTTCTGGCTGCTGCCGGAAGCTGCCACCCTCCGGGATGCCCTTGCCACGGCCCTGTACAGCGGAAAGCACCCCGGCGTGGATGAGCGGCTGGATGACGGCAGCACCGATATCGACACATTGGACGCTTACGAGTACACCATCGAGCGCGATTTCAAGAGGTTGACCAACACATGAACATCACCGCATTTCTGAACTACCTGAACAAGACGCGCGGGTGGGCCATCGATGCCGACTACTACGGCCACATCGAGACCTGGCGGCAGTGGTGGCAGGGCAGCGTGCCCAAGGTGCACACCCGTGCCGCTGAATACGCAAACGGCACCAAGAAGCGCCCCATTGCCTCCCTGCGGATGCCGAAACGGGTCTGCGAGGACTGGGCAAACCTGCTTCTGAACGATCGCACCACCTTCCAGATCAAGGACGCTGCCACCGCCCGGTATCTGCTGGGCGATGATGAGCAGCAGGTGGGCGGCCTGCTCCGGGAGCTGCACTTCTGGCGCAATGCCAACGCTCTGGTGGAACAGGCCTACTGGTCCGGCACCGGTGCCTTTGTGCTGAGTGCCGAAAACCTGACGGTCGTGAAAGGGAAAGCTGTCCCCGGCCCGGATACCCGCCTGAAGCTGGACTATGACCCAGCTTCCTGCATCCTGCCCCTGCGGGTGGAACGGGGTATCGTGACCGAAGCGGCCTTTGTCTCCGAGTGCATGATGGAGGGTAAGCCCGCGGTCTATCTGCAGACCCACACCGGCAATGAGACCCGGCGCACCATCCGCAACGAGTGGTTCCGGGTAACGGATGGAGTTTCGGGTGCTCCGGTGTTTGAAGCGCTGCAGGCCCCGCCGGGCACGGCAGAAAGCATCACGGTGGAGGGTTCCCCGCCCTGGTTTGCCCTGTTCAGCCCGGCAGCAGTCAAGAACCTTGACGGCGGCACAGGGCTGGGCATGAGCGTCTTTGCCGAAGCGTTGGCCGAGGCCCAGGGCATCGACCTTGCCTTTGACAACTACAGGGAGGATATCCGGCTGGGCCACAAGAAGATCTTCTACTCTGCGGACATCTGCCGCAAGGTGGTGGACCAAGAGGGTGTGGAGCACTCTATTCCGCCCGATGACGATGTGCAGAGCCAGTTCGTCACCCTGCCCCAAAAGGAAGGGAGCCTCGACCAGTCCAGCGAATACCACGAATACAACCCTGACCTGCGGGTGGAACAGAACCACAAGGCTGTGCAGGATATGCTAAACCTGTTCAGCTTCAAGTGCGGCCTGGGCTGTCACCGGTACAACTTCGAGCTGGGCAATGTCACCACGGCCACCGAGTACAACGGCAGCCGTCAGGATCTGGTGGCCAGCGCCAATAAGAACCAGATCCCCATCGAGGGGTCACTTGTGGGCATCGTGCGGGCCATCCTGTGGGCAGCAAAGAACCTGCAGGGAGCGGCGGTGGACCCCGAAACGCCCATCTCTGTGGACTGGGACGACAGCTATGTCACCGATGCCGAGACCCGGATGAGCCAGATGCGGGACGATGCCCTGAGCGGCCTTCTGCCCCGGTACAAGTATCTGTCTGCCCGGTACGGGGTCAGTGAAGAGGATGCCCGCAAGCTGGCGCAGGAAGCCGCTGACGAAAACAAACAGCCTGAGTTGAGCTTCGGCGGGGGTGCCTGATGCTGGCCCCGGACTATCTCGACCACGCACCCGACCGGCTTGTGCTGCTCTGGCAGCAGGTCGAGGACGATATCCTGCGGGACGTGGCCCGGCGCATCTCCAAAATGGAGAGCCTGACCCCCACGGCCAACTGGCAGCTGTGGCGATACCAGCAGGTGGAAGCTGTCCGGCAGGACGTGGTAAAGAAGCTGGCCCGCTACACCGGCAAGAGCGAAGTCGAAATCAGGCGGCTCATGCAGGAAGCGGCCACCCGAGCCATGGAGGCCGAGGACGAGATCTACTACCACTATGGCAAGGAACCCACGCCCTTTGCCGACAATGCCACCCTGCAGGCCCTGCTCAACGCTGGCTATCAGCAGACGGCGGGAACCTTCCACAATTTGACTGCCACCACGGCCAACACCGTCAGCGGCCAGTTTGAAGCCGCCCTCGACCGCGCCCATCTCAAGGTGAACAGCGGTGCGTTCGACTACAAGAGCGCCGTCAAGAGCGCGGTGGACAGTCTGGCCGACACCATGAAGTACGTCACCTACCCCACCGGCCACACCGACACGCTGGAAGTTGCCGCCCGCCGGGCGGTGCTGACTGGCGTGAACCAGACCGGTGCAAAGCTGCAAGTGGCCCGGGCCGATGAGATGGGGGTTGAGTTCTTCGAGACCACGGCCCACGGCGGGGCCCGGCCTTCCCACGCTGAGTGGCAGGGCAGGCAGTTCCACCGGGGCGGCGCTGTGGACTACATGGGCAAACATTACCCGGACTTCGAGGCCGCCACCGGCTACGGCACCGGCGCAGGGCTTTGCGGCTGGAACTGCAGTCATACCTTCTTTGCCATCTTCCCTGAGCTGGGTGCACCGCCTGCATGGACGCAGGAGAGCCTGGAAGCCCTCAACGCCCGGGACATCGAGTACAACGGCGGCAAGTACACCCGGTACGAGATCAGCCAGATGCAGCGGGCCCGGGAGCGCACCGTGCGCAAGTACAAGCGCCGGTATCTGGCTGAGGATGCCGCCGGGGCCGACTCCACCGCCAGCGCGGTGAAGCTCCGGCAGGCCCGTCAGGAGCTGACTGACTTTATCAGCGCCACCGGCGGCAGGGCCGACAGTGCCCGCACCAGCGTGGCAGGCTTTGGTAGGAGCGCCAGCAGTAAGGCAAGCTGGGCGGCGAAACGGCAAGAGCAACTGGATGCCGTTAACAACGATTTGACGGCGTTGCGTCAATCTGGTAAAATCAAATTGACCGGAACTGCTGTTCCCCCTCCTGCGTTGCCAAACACCCTAAGTTTTGAGGGCCACGCTATCGAGCAAATGGGAAAACGGCAGATCAGCCTTGCGCAGGCCAATGAAATTGCTGAACACGCCATTCTCGCAATCAGCCAGCGCAACGGTACACAGCACGCTTATTATTCTGAAAAAGGTTTCATTGTCATCCGGCAAGATGGTTCTATCGGTACGGTAGGCTGGCTGGACGATGCTGGGAAACAAATCGTCGAGGTGATGAAACAGCATGGCTTTTAATACAACTCCGATTTCTGACCCGCAGGTTTTCTGCCCGATTTTTAACCACAAAATCGCAGACGGCCTTTGCTGGGATATTTCAAACATCGGCAACGACAGCCTGATGCTACCGCCTGAAAAGACCCCGCCTTGCAGTTGGGAGAAAGCCCACCAAATTTGTCTCAAGTGTCCTGTCTATGAAGAAATGGGATAGTAACAACCAAATATCGTCAGCGTCTTTGCCCAGCCGGGCAGGGGCGCTTTTTTCATGCCGTCTTAGCTCATTCTGGAAGAGCGCCGGTCTCCAAAACCGGAAGCGGGAGGTTCGATGCCTCCAGACGGTGCCATCGCAGAGGGCAGTGCGTACCCTGCCCACAACCGAACACGGACGGAGAACCGTGTCACCAAACCGTGGTTTCACCAACAGAAAGGAGTTTTTCCACCATGAAGCGTGAAGACGTGAAGAACAAGATCCCCGGCATCACCGAGGAGCAGCTGAACTGGATCATGGCCGAGAACGGCAACGATGTCAACCGAGAAAAGACTGCCGCCGAGCAGTACAAGACCCAGCTGGAAAACACCCAGGCTCAGCTCAAGACCGCCCAGGACGGCCTTGCCGCCTTTGACGGCAAGAAGAAGCCCGAGGAATACGAGGCAGACATTGCCAAACTCAAGGGCGATATGCAGGCACAGGCTGATGGCTTTGCCTTTGACAATGCCCTGAACACCGCCATTCTGGGAGCTAAGGGCCGCAGCGTCAAGGCGGTCCGGGCACTGCTGGATCTGGATGCCCTCAAGGGCTCCAAGGACCGTTCCACCGATATCTCCAAGGCTCTGGAAGAAGCCGCCAAGGCGAACCCCTGGGCCTTTGGCGAGGCGGAAGAGGGCGGCGCTGGTTCCGTTCACGTTTCCAGCGGCAAAGAGCACGGCACCCCGCCCGCCGGTGACATTGACCCCGTAACCGCTGCCTTCAAGGCGATGAACCCCGATATCAACATTGAATGAGAGAAAGGATATTCTTATGGCACATGAAGCACAGGTCCGCTATTCCAATCTGGTCGACCTCAAGCTGCGCAAGACACTGGTGAAGAAAGTCGGCGTGATCTGCAACAACCGCTACGAGGGCAGCCCCAAGGCAGGTTCCGTCAAGGTTCCCGTCCGTGACACCGAGGTTGTGGTGAACGACTACGACAAGGCCAAGGGTGCAAAGCAGACCAGCGGTGACACCACCTACCTCACCGTCAACATCGACCACGACAAGGCCGTGAATGAGATCATCGATGGTTTCGATGCAGAGAGCGTTCCCGGCAATCTGGTGGCTGACCGCCTGGACAGCGCCGGTTACTCTCTGGGCCTGCAGATGGATTCTGACGGCTCCGTGGAGCTGACCACCGCAGGCACTGCCTTCGGCAATACCACCGCCCTGACCGAAAAGACCATCTACGCCAACATCGTGGATGCACGCACTCAGCAGTCCTCCATCGGCGTGCCCACCGCAGGCCGCTGGCTGCTGGTCTCCCCGGACACCTACGGCCTGCTCCTGAAGAGCCCCGAGTTCATCAAGGCTTCCGACCTGGGCGACGCGGTCGTTCAGACCGGCGCTGTGGGCAAGATCGCAGGCTACACCGTGTTCGAGGATTCCACCCTGGGCGAGAACGTGGAGTATGTGGCCGGTCATCCCAACTGGTTCGCCGTCATTGATGAGTGGGCCGTTCCCGTCCATCTGCAGGATCTCTCCGGCTCTGGCGATTTCATCGGCGCATCTGCCGTGCAGGGCCGCAAGGTCTACGCCTACAAGGTCACCAAGGGCCAGACCATTCTTGTTAAGAAGAAGGTCGCAGCATAAGGAGGCCGCCATGCTTTACTGCACCTACGAACAGTACCAGACAGCGGGCGGCGGCACGCTGGACGAGGCCGCCTTTGACACGCTGTGCGCCCGGGCTTCCCGGCTCATCGACCGGCACACCTTTGGCCGGGCAGAGCCCCACGCCAGGGCCTGTGCCGGGTGCGCCGCCCTGCTGGCCGATGCCTGCGTCCAGATCGTCGATGCCATGAGCGCCGCACAGAGCGCCTGTGCCGTGCCCGGAGCTTCCAGCGTGTCCAACGATGGCTACTCTGTCACCTTCACCAGCGGGGCGCTTTCCGAGCGGCTTGCAGCGGAAGCGCAGGGCATCCTCTCCAACGCACTGGGCAGCGACCCCCACGGCCTGCTGTATCGGGGGTGTTTCTGATGCAGTGCAGCGTAACTGTGGTGAACCTCATCCACGACACCGCCACCGAGACTGACCGGCCTGTCTGCCACGTCATCCCCGGGTGCAGCTGGCGGGAGAAGCTGGACACCTCCGGCGGCGATCCCCAGCGGACGGTGCACATCCGGCTGCCCCCTGCCGCCGGGTATCTGCCCTATTTCCAGTGGGCAAAGCTCCCGCCCGGGGAAAAGGCGGCACACTGGACGCTCAAGCGGGGCGGCAAGCTCATCTGCGGCGCTGTCCGCAGCCTGACCGAGGCCGAGTATGCTGCCCTCGAGAAAACACACATCTGCTGCACGGTGGCGGCGGTCTCCGACAACCGGGAACCGCTGCTGCCGCATTTTCATGTAGAGGGGAGCTGAGGAAATGAGCAAGCCTGTTTTTGATCAGCCCTACGGCCTGCGCTACAAGGTGGACGGCGTTCAGATGCAGCTTTCCTGGCGGCCTGACTTCGGTGCCGAAAAGACTGCTACCCTGCAAAAAGCGCAGTATGCCATGGCACAGGAAGCGGCCCGGCTCATCGACAGTTATGTTCCGCTTGACACCGGCACACTGAAAAATAGCGTGCAGACTGCTTCCAAGTATGACGAGGGCCTTTTGGTCTACAACACCCCCTACGCCCGCAAGCAGTATTACCTGCACGCCGAAGGCAGCGGCCTGCACACTTTCATGGGAAACAAAGAACGTGGGCAGGAAGCTGACAAGTATAAAGGTCTGCGCGGCTCCTACTGGGGCCAGCGGGCACTTGCAGACATGGGAGAGCATCTGGCCCTTTATGCGACCCGTGCCGTTACCATGTTCTGGGGAGGGATGGGCCACTTATGAGCGAGAAAGCCACCATCACGGCCATGCGGGAGTGGCTCAAGACCTGCCCTCTCATCGCCGAAGAACAGACCGAGAACGGGGCCGCATTCCGTATCTCCGGGCTTTCCCCGGAACCGGTGGCCGAGTTTTCCATTGAGGATTCCCCCACAGACCCGGTGCTGACCACTTATTTCTCCGGCAGGAACATGGCTAAAAGCTATGTATTCCTGAGCCGCCGGGAATACAGCGAGGCCCAGAGCACCCAGATCGCCAACAGCGGCTTTTTTGAGCAGCTGGCCGACTGGGTGCTTGCCCAGAATGACCGGCATGACCTGCCCCAGCTGGAAGCCCCCAAGCAGCCCCTCAGCGTATCGGTCACCGCATCGGGCTATATCGTTACCAGCAGCGCCGGAAGCTGCAAAATGCAGATGCAGCTCCGGCTTGTTTATTACCAACCGAAAGGAGTTTCAACATGACTGTTACTGAAGCTGTTACCGCCTCCGGCATCACCCCCAGCGCCGACTACAAGGGCATCGAGAACACCGATGACTTTGTGCTGGCCATCTGCACCGAGGCCAGCAAGAAGGATGCCGTTAAGGATTGGACCGTCTGTGCCGACCATGTGCGGGAGCACAGCGGCGCACTGAACGCTTCCACCTCTGACAATACCTACATCCGCACCGGCCCCGTTACCACCAAGGGCAGCGTTCAGCGCACTCTCGCCATCAACGGCGACCGCTGCAAGGGCGATGCGTTCCAGGACTTCATTCTGGGCCACGAGATGATCTATGGTTTCGGCCAGAGCGTCATCCTGCCCTACGTCTATTTCTCCCTGCGCACCGGCAAGGGCGAGATGGGTGCAGCCGCATTCATCGTCACCAGCGACGTGGGCGGCTCTGCCGGCGCAATCGCCACCTTTGCCTGCGATGTAAAGGGCATCGGCACCCCTGCCAAGTTCGACTATTCTACCGCTGCGGCAGGCTGATCCTGCCCGTAGCTCTGTGCCCTCGTCCTGACCGGCGAGGGCTTTTTTGATAGGAGACGACCATGAAGATCTTTGATAAGGAATTTGCGTTTTCCAGCCTGAACGCCAACGATATCGAGCGGCTGGAGCAGGCAAAGGCAAAGCTGGAAAAGGCCGAGGAGGCCGAGCGTCAGCGTGCACAGCAGACCCCTAACATGAGCTATGCCGAGGGTATCCGCGGCCAGTGCCGCATCGTGGAGGCGTTTGTCGATGACGTGCTGGGCGAAGGTTCTGCGGCTTCTCTGGGGCTGGATGGCAACGACCTGGGCAAGGCCCTGACCGTGATGACCGAACTGACCCGGGCTGCTAATCAGGAAAAGCAGAAGTTTGACCCCAGCCTTCTGGCTCCTCAGCTGAACCGTGAGCAGCGGCGCAAGGCAAAGCGCCGCCGTCATCATGGCTGACATCCTGCTGGAACCACTGCCCACCGAGTGGGAGGGCCGCGCCATCGACCCGGACTTTCGGCCCATGGTCTGGCTGTCGAACCAGTATCAGCGCAAGCGGGAGAAAAAGGACACCCTTGCCTTTGCGCAGGAAGCGTTCCGGCGCTTCTACCGGGAGCCGATCCCGCCTCAGCTGGCCCCGGAGGCCTATGAAAGTTTACTGCGCTTTTACCACGGGGCCGACACGCCCGGACGTTCCGGCGGCAAAGGCAGCGGTTCCGGTGAGCTTGCCATGGATTTTGCCTGTGACGCGGACTATCTGACCGCAGCTTTTCAGCAGGCTTACCACATCGACCTTACGGCAGAGCGCATCCACTGGTGGCGGTTTCTGGCTCTGCTGCGGGGACTGCCGGAGGAAACCACCATGGCGAAGATCATGTCCTGGCGCACGATGGACACCTCCGGCATGGAGGGCAGGCAGCGCCAGCAGTACGAGGACCTGAAGGAGACCTTTGCTCTGCCCAAAGAACTGCGGCACACTCGGACGGCAGTCACGGTGGCCGACCACAATGCCGCCTTCCTGCAGCGGCTCAGGCATGGCGATGATGAGGAGGTGAGCGCCCCCAATGGCTGATTTCAGTATTACGGGTGATGTCCGGCTGAACAGCGACCCGGCAGAGCAGAGCGTCAATAAATGGACGGTAGCCGCCGGGCAGATGATCGCCGATTTCGCGCGGAAAGCCGCCGATGCCCTGATGAGCGTGGTGAAGAGCGGTCTGTCCTACAACCGGGACATGGAGAGCTACCTCACCAATTTCAAGGTCATGCTGGGTGACGAACAGCTTGCCGCCGAAAAGCTGGAAGAGATCCGCAAAATGGCAGCATCCACACCCTTCACCCTGTCTGATCTGACTGAGGGCACCCAGACCCTGCTGCAATTCGGCATTGCGGCAGACGACACCACCAATGTGCTGCAGATGCTGGGCGACATTTCTCTGGGCAACGCGGACAAGATGCAGACCCTTGTCCGGGCCTATGGCAAGATGTCCAGCGCCCAGAAGGTCACGCTGGAAAACGTGAACATGATGATCGACGCGGGCTTCAACCCGCTCAATCAGATCTGCGAGGCCACCGGTGAATCCATGTCCGACCTGTACAAGCGCATCTCGGCCGGCAAGGTGGGCTTTGAGGAATTGCAGGCCGCTGTGGAAGCTGCCACCAGTGAAGGCGGGCAGTTCTATAACGGTATGCTGGAAGCCAGCCAGACCTTCAGCGGGCGGTTGTCTACCCTGCAGGACAACGTGGCTGCCCTTACCGGCAAACTGACTGACGGCCTGTTCTCGGCTCTCGGCGACCTCATCGTCAAGGCCAACGAGCTGGTGGTCTCCATCACGGAGGATGACCAGAAGCTGGCCAAACTGAAAGACACCATTGGTCTGGTCATCACCGTCGTTACCTCTGTCGGCGTGGCATTTCTGACCTACAAAGGCTACCTGACCGCCACCTCTGCCGCCACTGTAGTACAGACGGCAGCCACCACAGCCCTTGCCGCTGCACATAAGGCTGCCGAAAGTGGGGTAACCGGTCTAGCTGTAGCACAGGCCGGATTGAACGCTGTCCTGAAAGCCAATCCCATCGGGCTTGTAATTTCAGTTCTGGCCGCTCTGGCAACGGCCCTTGTGACTGCCTATCAGACCAGTGAGACCTTCCGGAACATCGTGAACGGGGCCTTTCAGGCTGTGGCGAACATCGCAAAGAGCGCCATTGGGGCGGCCATCGGATGGCTTGATAAGCTCAGTTACAAGCTGAACAGCTTCCTCGGGAAGGATGGCTATACCGGCTTTTCCAGCTACGATGACTACAAAGCAGACAAGGATGCACAGGCTGCAGCGGCCACTTCCAAAGCCAACCGGGAGGCCCAACACAAAGCAGCCCAGGCCGGGCAAGGCATCAGCACCAAGAGCTGGACGGAACTGCAAGAAGAGGCCAAAGCTGCACAAAAGACCACTGAGCAAGCGGCCAGTGCTGTTTCCGCATCCTCGAAAAAGGCCAGTTCTTCCGCCAAAAAGGCTGCATCTGAGGTAGTGAACTCCATTACCTCCACCAGCACGCAGATTGAGAACGGGGTCACCCGTACCACCGAAACGGTCCATGAGACCCTGAAAAACGGCACGAAACAGCAGAAGCAGACCGTCACCGAAACCAGCCGTCAGATGGTGGACGGGGTCCTCTCGGACGTTAAGACCATCACCACTACAGCGGCAGATGGCACAAAGAAGGTCACGCAGAGCATCGAGACCGTTCGTGACGTAGTTTCTACGGTCACCGCGACCCAGACGGCCCTCGTGGACGGGGCCAAGGTCACCACCCAGACCACCACCGAGACGCTGGCAGACGGCAGCGAGCAGGTCAAGCGGGTCATCACCAGCACCGGCACTGAGGTCATCGAGGGCGTGCAGCACACGGTCAAGACCGTGACCACCATCGCCGCCGACGGCACACAGACTGTGGCAAAAACCATCGAGGATGCCGGGCCCCAGTACGGCAGCGTGGGTGAGCTGCTGACCACCCAGTTCCGCACCAAGCTCACCGAGGGCTGGGAACAGATCCAGGCCGACATCCAGACGGATGCGCTGGGGGCCATCGAGACGCTGGCAACGGCCCTCAAGGATGGCGACCTCGAGAGCCTGGGCCTGTGGGCGGCCAGCTATTTCTGGCAGGCCTGCACCAAGGAGCAGCAGAGCCAAATTCAGGCCGTAGCCATGGGGGCCCTGAACCAGCTGGGCAGCGCCCTTTCCGGCGTGTTCGGGAACCTGAGCCAAATGGCCATGGGTCTGGTGGCGCAGTTCGTGCCCGCCGCAGCCAGCGCAACCACGAGCCAGATCGCCCTGAACACCGCCATGGACGCAAACCCCATCCTCTTCGTCATCTCCCTCATCGGGATGCTGGTGGGTGCGCTGCTGAACTTCAGCGACAAAAACAAAGAGGTCGCCAACGGCTTCCAGAGCATCTGGGCGGGCGTTGAGGACTTTATGAGCTACATCTTCGAGGGCCTGATGCGCATCGTGGCGGCGGGCATCGAGGGCTTTATCATCCTCATCAACGGCCTCATCGGCGCGTATAACAGTGTCGCGTGGCTCTATGGCGGCACCATAGACTACATCAGCAACCCGGCCTGGGACTACGCCAACAAGATCGCCGCTGACCGCAAGGCCCGGCAGGCCGAGCGAAAAAAGCAGCAGGAAGCTGCCAACAACCCCAGCAGCTCCGGCACTTCCACCAACTCCCAGAAGGTCATTGAGAGCATGACCGACACCAGCAAGACCACCAATGCAGACGGCAGCACCGTGACCACCAAAGTGCTCACCGAAAAGCTGCAGGACGAGACCGGCAAGATCACCCAGCGGGTGACCAAGACCGTCACCGAGGCGGGCACAAAGCTGGTGGACGGCGTGGAGCGCTCCTACAAGACTGTGACCACCTATGTGGATGGCATCCAAACAAAGGTGGAGCGCAGTCTGGATGACATCAAGGCCAGCAGCTCCGCCACGCCGACGGCCCCCACCCCGGACAAAGACCTGACCGACGCTGTGGAGGCCAACACCGAGGCCCTGCTGGCCGCAAACAGCAAGTTGGCCGAGATGGTGCGGCAAGCCAATTCTCTGGTGCTGTCTGACAACATGGCCATCAGCCGGTCTGTTGCCGCTTCCGGCACAGCACAGGTGGCCGCGGCCGCCAACAACTACCACCGGGAGGGCGACACCCACATCACCCAAAACATCTACTCCAAGGCCCAGACGGCGGCAGACCTCCAGCGGGAAGCACGCTGGGAAGCCGACCGGGCCAAGGCCCAGAAACGATGAAAGGAGGGCACCGAGATGCCGTTCAGAAAAGACCATTTGCAGCTGGTCACGGATGCCGGGGCCACTCTTGACATCGGGTGGGCCTACGGCACGCCCTACTCCCTCGACCCCATCAACGGCGTGGACGTGGACGTGCAGACCGCTCAGGGCGTGAACCAGGTGGGCGTGAGCGTGGAGCGCCAGAGCGTGGCCGGGGTGAGCCGTGAGCTCATCATCCACTGCCACAGCTCCCACGGCGATGCGGATGCGGAACTACTGCTGGAAAAGCTGCCCTACTTCACCAGCGGCACAATGTATTTCGAGGATAGATTCTTCTGCCGTTTTGTGCTTTCCAAGACCCCCTACACAAAGAGCATCCACCCCTACCCGGTGCTAGATGTCATGCTCTTCTGCCCGAAACCCTTCTGGTACGACCTGACCGCCCAGAGCTTCTGCATCAACGGCTTTGTGCCCAGCTTCAGGCTGCCGGTGAATTACTCCAAGCCCCACCGGTTCGGCGTGCGCACCTCCGTCGGCTGGCTGAATGCCTATAACCCCGGGGCGCTGGCGGTGCCCTTTACGGCCACCCTCAAGAGCGACGGCGCTGTGGTCAACCCCACCGTGCTGAACATCATCACGGGCCAGAGCATCCGCATCCTGACCACCCTGACCCCCGGGCAGGTCATCGAGATCTACCGCACCACCACCGACAAGCTGGCCGTCAAGCGGACGGAGGACGGCACGGAGGAGAACATCTTCTCCCTGCTAGATGAAGATTCTGACCTGCTGGAGCTGGCCCCCGGAGACAACCTGCTCAAGGCCACCGCCGACAGCGGCGAGACCAGCCTGCAGGTGACAGTGCGCTTTTATCCCATGGTAAGCGGTATTCTGCCGGAGGTGATCTCGTGACACTGGACGTTTTGGATGAGCTGACCCTCGCCCGGCTGGGCCGGGTGGAGGTGTGGGTGAGCCTTTACTGGGACGAGCCTTACAACACCGAGGGCGAGTTCACGTTAGAGGTGCGCCCCACCGAGGAGAACCTGTCCCTGCTCCGGGAGGGCCGCTGGCTGCGCCGCAGTGACAGCGATGTGCCCATGCGCATCTGCCACCGGAGCAACGAGAATCAGGACAGCAACTTAGTGGTCACCGGCTTCCCGGGGACGTGGATCTTCACCAAGCGGGCCTGCACCAGCATCGTGAAGAATGAGACCGCCGAAGCCGCCATGCGCAGACTGGTCAGCGCAATGCAGCCTTGGCCAAAGCTGGAGCTGGGTGCTGCTGTGGGCTTTGACACCACCTACACTGCACAGACCTCCGGCGGCAGCATCATGGACTACCTGATGACCATCGGCGCGGCTTGTGATCTGGGCTTCCGGGTGCGGCTCAGTGGTAAAAACGACCAGAAAAAACTACTGTTCGAGGTCTACCGACCCACCGCTGACCCAAACAACAGGTTCAGCACAAAGTGGGGCAACCTGCAGCAGGCCGCCTGGGCCTTTGGCGACAGCGACTACGCCAACGTTGCCGTGGTGCAGGGTGCTGGCGAGGGCGAGGCCCGCGCCACCGTCACCGTGGGCCTGACGGATGCCACCGGGGCCGACCGGCGGGAGCTTTACGTCGATGCCCGGGATGTGCAGCCGGACGAGGAAAAGGGCGAGACCACCAAAAGCCAAGCCTACCTCGAACGGCTCATGGCCCGGGGCACCAACAAGCTGTTGGAACAGCTCCGCACCGGAAGCATCGAGCTGACTATCGATGCCGAGGGCCTTTCTCCCGGTGACGTTGCCTTTTGCACCATCCCGGAGCTGGGCTACAAGGCCACTGTCCGGGTGGCCGATGTCATCACCCAAAGCCAGAGCGACAGCACCACCCGCACCGTGCGGCTGGGTACGCCGGTCTGGCGCAAGCTGTAAGGAGATGATCTTTTGAGCAAAATCGTTTTATACCCTGCAAACGGGTTCGACTTCGATGCCACAGACGTGGCGGCCTACCTTGCGGGCCTCACCAGCGGCGTGTTCAGCGGAGATGAGGACTTCCCGGTGACAGCCGCAGGCGGGCTGAAGGTCACCGTGGGGGCGGGCCGTGGCTGGGTGCACCCCAGCCGCTTCACCGGCTACTCCATCACCAAGCGGGAGGCCGACACCCTGACCATGCCGCTGGCCGACCCGTCTCTCCCCCGTATCGACCGCATCGTCATGCGATATGATGCCGGTGCCAGAGCCGCCAGCCTGCAGGTGCTGCAGGGCACGGCATCCAGCACACCCACGGCCCCCACCATCTCCCGCACCGAGCTGATCTACGACCTCTGCCTTGCCGAGATCACCCGCCCGGCAGCGGCTGCAAGCATCACCACGGGCCAGATCACCGACACCCGGCTGGATGAAAAGCTCTGCGGCATCGTGCGAGACGGTGTGACCGGCATCCCCACCGACGAGCTGCTGGCCGCTGCCAGGGAGCGCATCAGCGCACTGGAGGAGAAAGCTACCAGCAGTGCCGCTGCCGCCAAGGACAGCGCGGAGGCAGCCAAGAGCAGCGAGACCAAGTCCGCCGCCAGCGAGAAGGCAGCCAAGACCAGTGAGACCGCCGCCAAGCGGGCCCTGCAGGACACAGAGACGGAGCACACTGCCGCCTTGCAGGCCATCGCACAGGCCCGCACCACGGCCCTGAACGACGTGGCCAACTCCACCAAGACGGCCACCATTGCGGCAAACACCGCCACCCAGCAGGCCACCGCCGCTGCGGGGAGCGCTTCTGCCGCCGCCACCAAGGCCGGGGAGGCATCCACCAGTGCGGGGGTGGCAAAGGCCGATGCTGACCGGGCAGAGAAAGCCAGCACCAACGCGGCCAATGCGGCAATGAAAGCATTGAAAGAAGCCGCTGCGTCTGGAGCGTTCAAGGGTGATCCCGGTGCACAGGGGCCGCAGGGGCCGTCAGGGACGATCATCCGTGCGTATGATATTTCGCTTGCCGCTTCCGGTTGGAAAGCCACATCAGATTCCAGTGCAAAATCTGCCGGGCTGGCGTATCAGTACGATGCCAGCGTCAGCGGATGCACGTCGGCATTGGAACCGAGTGCAACCATCCGTCTGGAAAGTGTTGCTGTGGCCCAGAAAGCAGGATTGGGCAGCATCTGCCAGTCTGAATCTGGATACTGCCGGTTCTATGCGGCAAAAGTGCCCTCTGCGGCAATTTCGCTGCGGCTGCTTTTGATGGAACGGATACCGACATAAGAAGGGAGACTCTGAAATGGCAATTGGCGCAGTAGGCGGCGTACCTGCGGCGGACTATGTGCCGCCCGTGGGCATCATCCTGACGATGGGCGTAAGCACCAGCCCGGCGGAGCTCTACCCCGGCACCACCTGAGCCCGCATCAAGGACCGGTTTTTGTGGGGCGCATCGGAGACGCACCCTTTGGGCGAGACCGGCGGCAGCGCCACCCACACCCTGACCGTGAACGAGATGCCCGCCCATACCCACAGCGCCTCCCTCTATGAGGCCGGGGTGCATACACATACGATTTCGATTTTGGACGGCAGCTCAATGAACTTCGGCAGCAGCAGCTACCAAAATGCATATCTGAGCGGAAGCAAAAAAGTTACAACGTCTTCTGCCGGAGCGCACACCCACACAGTGACGCTAAGTGCGACCGGCTCGGGCAAGGCCTTTAACATAATGAACCCTTATGCTGCTAAAAATGTTTGGCGGCGAGTCAGCTAGGAGGTGAACACGGATGATTGGGACCGTGAAAGGCATTGGCGGAAGTGCCTGGATCCCGCACGTAGGATACGTCTGGAAGAGTGCTGATCCGACCAGCCCGGCGGAGCTGTACCAAGGGACTACTTGGGCTAAGATCAAGGACAGGACTATCCTTGCCGCCGGTGACACTTACACCACCGGAGCGACCGGCGGCAGCGCTACCCACACTCTGACCGTAGACGAGATACCGTCTCACTCTCACACAGGCAGTACATCCAGCGCCGGAGCACACACACATACGGTATACTCCGGAAGAACCGAGCTTTATGGCGGAGGAGAGTACGGAAGCTACTACCCATATTCGGGTGACTCGACCACGTCGTCCGCCGGAACCCATACTCACACGGTGACGGTAGGCAGCACAGGAAGCAGCAACGCTTTTAGTATCATGATGCCCTATGTTGTGCGGTATATGTGGGAGCGCATTGGATAGGAGGTGACTCTATGACAGGAGCAGTGATTTATAACATCAACTCCGGCTGGGTGCCGCCGGTGGACTATGTGTTGGAGGTCTATGATGATACCAGCCCTGCGGTGATGTATGCCGACACTATCTGGATGCAGCTGAAAGACTGTATCATCATCGCCGCCGGTGACATCTATACCGCAGGAGCGACCGGTGGCAGCAAAACAGTGACCTTGACCACGACACAGCTGCCAAGTCACTCCCACAGTGGCAGCTGCGGAAGTGCCGGTTGGCACTCGCATACGGCAACCGTCTCAAAGGTCAAAAACGAGTATGGGGGAGCCTACCAGCAAAGTGATAGCTATGGTTCTTATAAGAGTGGCTGGGAAAATGAAACCACATCCTCTGCCGGAGCGCACACCCACACAGTGACCGTAGGGCCCACCGGCGGAGGCAAAGCTTTTAGCCTGATGAACCCCTATGTGGCCGTGAACGTATGGCAGAGAGTAGGATAACCCTCTCAGCCTCGCATTCGCTCTCCAGTTCCCCAAAGGAAGAACCTTTTGCAGAAAGGACAAGTATGAAAATCATTGACGAAAACGGCGTTGAGCTAACCGAAGCACCTGACCTGACACTGGGCCGGCTGGTGGATGACGTGGAGATCGTGCACCATGACGCGATTGCTGGAGTTCAGCAGGTCAGCCATTACGTCCCTATCGAACATCTTGCCAATGGCAGCACCATCGTAGAAGAGGTTATCGATGTTCCCAGTGTTGACCCTCAGCCCGCCTGGGATGAGACAGTGCCAATCCAGCGGTATATCAAGTACACGCAGGACGAACTGGACGAACAGGCCCGGCAGCAGGAGCATGAGACCAAGATGGCGCAGATGCCGGAAACGGTGGAACAGCTCAAGGCAGAAAACGAGGCCCTGCGGAAATCCTTCACTACGATGGAGAGCGCCCAGGCAGATGCCGATGCGCTGAACGTTGACCAGGCCTACCGGCTGACCCTGCTGGAGCTGGGGATCACTGAGTAAAACCCTCTGCCAAGAGGATGATAACATTTTAAGATGGGGCACTGCCCCGGAAAGGACAAACCTATGTTGTACCGTACCTGTAAACGCATGATCGAACGCGGCAATCTGGAGGGCATGAGCACCAAGCTGGACGTTTTCTATGCCGCAAGCAAGTTGACTGATGACGAGTACAAGGAGCTGACCGAGCTGCTGGCCGAGAAGGAGGCGCAGAATGCCCAGAACAATTCTTGACGTTTCCCGCTGGCAAGGCAGCATTGACTGGGACGCGGTGAAGCGCAGCGGCCTTATCTCCGGCGTGATGATCCGGGCCATGGGCAACAGCAAAGAGGGCAAACCCAGCAAGCCATACATCGACCCCTTCTTTGCCCGCAACTACGCCGAGTGCCAGCGCCTGGGCATCCCGGTGGGCGTGTACGGCTACTTCAAGGCCACCACCAAGGCACAAGCCGACAAGGAGCTGGCCCTGTTCAAGCAGGCGCTGGGCGGCAGAGCCTTCCAGCTGCCGGTGGCTGTGGACATCGAGGACAAGCTGCAGGCGGCTCTGAGCAAGTCTGCCCTGACTGACATTGTGGCCCACTGCCTGAGCGTGGTGGAAAGCTGGGGCGTGTACGCCATGCTCTACACCGGCCTGAACTTCGGGCAGACCAACCTTTACATGGGTGGCGCGGCCCTCAAGCCCTACGACGTATGGCTGGCGGCCTATCGCACCAAGAAGCCCGCCCCTGACTGGCCCTTCGGCATGTGGCAGTACACCCGCAACGGAAAGATTCCCGGCATTGCCACAGGCGTAGACCTGAGCGTGGCCTACAAGGACTACGCGGGCATCATCCAGCGCAAGGGGCTGGGCAAAGTGAAAGGAGAATGACAATGAAAAATGAGATTTGTGCGGCCATCGGCATTGTGGGTGGGGCCATTGCCAGCCTGCTGGGCGGCTGGGACACGGCGCTGCAGACGCTTATCATCTTTATGGCGATCGACTACATCACCGGCCTGATCGTGGCGGGGGTGTTCCACACCAGTCCCAAGACCAAAACTGGCACCCTTGAGAGCCGGGCAGGCTGGAAGGGCCTGTGCCGCAAGGGTGTGAGCCTGCTGGTGGTACTGGTGGCCTGCAGGCTGGATGCTGTCATCAGGTCGAACTTTATTCGGGACACCGTTGTCATTGCGTTTGTATGCAATGAGACTATCAGTATCGTGGAGAATGCCGGACTGATGGGTGTGCCCATCCCGGCGGCGCTGACTCGTGCTGTGGACGTGCTGAAGCAGCGGGCGGAAGAAAAGAACGGCAGCTGA